GGTGCTGGAGCCGGAGCGGGTGCAAACGGCCTAATTTCAGGAGCTGGGGTTTCCGTTGGCGTTTTAACAGGCGGCGGAGTATAAGGCTCGATAATTGGGGCTGGAGCCGGCGGTTTAATTACAGGCTCGGTTTCAGGAGCAGGCACTTCTTCCGGCGGAATTACAGGTTCAGAGGGAGCGGGCACTAAATCTGGCTTTGGCTCATTTTCCGGTGCTGGTACATCTTGCGGCAAAATCACAGGCTCGGCAGGAGCCGGTGTTGGCGCGGGTGCTGGAGCGGGTGCTGGAGCGGGTGCTGGAGCAGGCGCGGGCAAGCCAGCGGTGGGTGAAGAAACTATTTTTTGAACATCTTGCGAATATCTATTTAATCTTGCAGTTTCAGCATCGGATTGGTTTGGAGTAAGTATGGGATTTACAACTGTTTCTCCCGACGAAGTTACAGTTAAGGCAATCCCTGCGGAAGCAAGAAGCTGCTGCACGTATGGATTAGACGCAACAACCTGAGCAAATCTCGGATCGTTTGCTGCAAATCTAGCAATCTGTTTTGCTACTTCTGGGGCCGCCCGAGCGGCAGTTTGTGTTGCTGCGCTTGCAGCAAGCGGTAACGCCAAAGCAGGAAGCGCGGCGGTTTGTTCGCCAGAGGTTACATCCTCAAATACTTGACGTGCCATGGCTTCGCCAATGGCTCCAGCTTTTTCCTCATTAGAAAGAGGGCGATCTCCGACGGCAGCCTGAGCTATATTTAATTCATTCTGATAATTTGGGTTTGCTTTTAATTCAGAATCAATTAGTTTATTTGAAACGGTTGCTTGTTTAGAAACATCAGAATTTATTTGAGAGACAGCATTTGCTGCGTTAGCAGCGTCTTCTGGTGTTGCACCAGCACTAATTGCGGATTTGTAAGTTGAACTCCAGAGATTTTCTTCCCCAGTTTTTGTTTCAAAGCTAGAATTTGCTGCATCAACAATTGTTTTTGCAACTTCGGGGGTTTTTAATTTATCTGCCGCATCTAAAGTTCTTTGTAAACCGTTTGCAGCTGATATAGCACCCTGGATGTTTCCAGAAGAAATTGCCTCTACAACTCGAGCCGCAGCAGCTGCTGTTTGAAGATCCTGGCTTTTTGTTAATTGGCCTCCTATTTGAGCAACAGTTGTCCAATCATTTTTTGATACGGCATTTACCAAGTTAGCGGCTCTTGCAATATCTGAAATGTTAATGTTTCCAGAAACATTTATGCTTCCAACGCTATTAGAAATTGTTGGGTTATTTATTAAAGAACTTACTACGCCAATTGGATCGTTGTTTTTAACTGCGTTAGCTACGTTTAAAGCGGTAGCTGTATTTGTGAACCCACCCACGCCGGCCAGTGACGCAAGGCCTCCCAAAACGTTTCCTTGTTTAATAGCTAAGGCCGCGCTTGCAACCTGAGCAAAAGGTTGAACACCTGGTATAAAAGAAGCAGCAGCAAGCGCAGTTGATATTAATTGTCCTTGGCCCGTGTCCTCGCCGTAAGTACTAAATTGTACTTTTCCAGTTATAGGGTTTACAAACATATTGTAACCCGTCATGCCTGGACCGCTGTAAGTTTTACCGATGTCAATTCGATACGGCTCAGTCGCTTGTGTCCAACCCAAAGTTTGTGTTGGCGTTTTAACTATTTTTCCAACTGACACATCCGGTAAATAGTATTGAGTAAAAAAGTTTCCTTCTTCGTCTCGAATTTGGCGACTTTGAACTTGTTTTAACTCTTCAGGAGTTAATTCACGACTAATGCTGCTTCCACCTTCATCACCATAAGGGTTGTACGCCGACACCATGTATTTTGGTGTTGTTGAACCTTCCTCAAATCTTTGGGACACCGAGCCTTCACGCAGAATATCTTCAAGTTTTAATTGATCAAGATTAGTAATACCTTTGCCAATTAAACCGCGGGCCATATCTAAAACAACTTGTTCTCCGGCATTTGGATTTCGACCAAGCAATTTTGTTGCTTCATCATATCCAAAACCTACACTTTCTCCCGTTGTTCCAAAAATTCCTCCACGCAACTCTCCAAGGTTTTGGACAATTTGTTGCGCCAATGGCAAAATTACAGTCTTGTCGTATATGTTTCCAGATCTGTCTACTGTTGCCTGTTCTGCAACATTCAATCCGGAATACTGCGGTGTCATGTTTTTTGCAATAAAATATGACGCTTGTTGCTGCGGTGTTAACCCTGTGGCTTTTTCAATGTCGCCAGCAGATACTTTAAATTGAGAAATTGCATTTGCAATTGCTGCAGGATCATTTTGATTTTGTTCAAGAAAATTTTTAATCTGCAGGTTTGTTAAAGGCGCTATTGGAGCCGGAGCTGGAGTTGGGGTCGGGGCTACGGTCGAAGGCAACCCAGAATAGGTCGGCGTGATGTTTGAGGTTTGAAAATAAGAAGCTTGTTGGGCAGGTGTGTAGCCCGTGGCCGCAGCAATATCAGACGCGGAAATGCCAAACTGCGCCGCAGCGTTTGAAATAGCTTGCGGGTCAGCTAGGTTTTGGGCGACAAAGTTGCTAATGTCAGCAGCTGAAAATTGCCCTTGATTTCCGAAAGTTTGGCTCATAGTTCTATATCTACTTATACAAAAAACGCTATGATGTCGTCCCGTTAACTGAGCTTATTACAACCTTTGCCCAGTCTTGCCAAGTATCAAAAGTGTCTGGCCCCGGAAGAGCAAACACCGAAAACGTCGGAAGAGCCGCCATGCTATTGGCGAAATCTTTCCAGTTTGGCTCAGTGAGGTAAGGCAGCGGCTCCTCGCCAAAATAGTGGATCATGTTGCCGTTCCAGTTTTCCCACGTCATGTCATCGGTGAGAAATGGGATGCTTTGGTTTATAACGGACATTACGGGCGCTCGTCGCCGTACTCGGCAGTAATTAAAACACGGCCCATTTCAAAGTTGCCGTTGACCGTATTAGAAGAAAACTTAATTTTTGATTCGCGGTTTTCGATTCGCAAATCAACTTTACCGTCATCTGGGCCAAACGTAAATATTGTTGAGTTAGACTGCTCGCCCCTAGCAAACTTTTTGCCAAGAATTTGCAAAGTCATGTCCCCGGTTTGCAAAAAGTCCGGTTCAATACGGCGAAGGTGAAGTCGCCGATTCACTCCTTTTGGTGCGTCTTGCGACGGGTCCCCGCCGACCCAGCTTATGTCGCAGGTGGTAATAGAAGCTGGTATAGCAAGCACGCCGTCATCGCTTTGGCTATTAACGCTGTATTCTTGCTGCCATATTGTGTAACCATTTCTAACTGGATACACCGCGCTTCCTACAGCGGGCGGCGAAACAAACGCTGCGGTTGCCGTGATTAAGGTTGCGTTAACTGCTAAGATGTACTCCGCAGTGGCAACTGTGTAATAGTCATCTTGCGGGTTTGTATTAAACTGGAAGTTAGTGCCCGGCGGCAGATTTGATGTTGCGTCGCCATTTAAATAAAACTGATCGTTGCCCGGGGCTGGCTCTCCGCCAGGGGTTGCGATAATCGTGATTGGCTGGCCGAAGGTAGCAAAGTACTCCCAGCCACACCAAATCGGTGTCGGAAACACCTCAGTCGTGTAACCACACGACCTACGCGCTCCGTCAGCCTGACCTGCATCGTACCAGAGCTTATCTTTAACGTTGTAGATGATCGCGTCCGTGCATTCTGTTGCCGTGCCGCGGGGATAAAAAAACCAAATCTCATTATATCTGGGCACTTTTGTAGCCCAAACTTTCTGGCGTTGCTCAAAGTTCAGATTGTCGTAGAACCAGTTTATGTTTTTATCGTTGGCTAACACCTGAACCGAGCCGTTGTATAGATAAAAACGGTCAACGCCAGCCCAGTAATAAAGACCGTCCATTTCTACGACGGCATTTGATGATAGTATTGAGGTTTGGCTGGAAATGATGTCGTACTTCCAATACTGCTGTGGATTGCCAGTAAAAGATACACGAATAAGGCTGTCCGTTGCCCAAAACAATCCTGACGGAGAGTTAGTTCCGCCGCGCACCGGCATGCCCTTTACTATCTTACCCGCGGTCATGTTGACCCGGTTAGCCAGCGGACCATTCCAATCGTTAAAGTTTTGGTCCGCGTAGGTTGCTTCGACGTGGTTATTTGCTATAAAACCATTTGATCCGTAAACAAAGATAAACGGATACAGCACGCACACGCCGCCGTCTACTTCGATTGGAGCATACGTTGGGTTTGTTCCATAGCTATCTGACAGCGCGGAAAAACTCCAAGTGTTTCCGGGTCCTGGTAAAATGTTTCCTGCGTACACCGGCGTTGGATTACCGTTGTCAATGTTTTCTAAATTTAATCCTGGATGAGCAAGGACCTGAAGCGCTCCGCCTTGCGGATTATATTGCATGTCAAATTGCCACAGTATTCTGTCGCTGCCAATTGGAAACGTGCTTGTAGCAATCCAAGCTGTTGACGGCGCCGATATTGGCATGGCCGGGCTGACTGTAACTGTAGTATAAATGTTAGCCGGAACAGCTACAATATTGTCACTATTCTCGGCATCAATTATGTCGCCGGCTTCGCTTAACAAATACTGATTGGCAACATTGGCGTTTGAGGTAACTGCGGTTACCGTGTAAACTTGAGCGCCTGGAGTTTGACTAAAAACAATTTTTGTGCCAACTGGAAACTTTGACACAAGATTACCCAGCACAGAAAAACTGCTGGCGTTTGAAAACATAATTGTAAAAGGGGAGTAGCCTACTTTAATTGTTGCCGGGTAAGGCCCGCTTCCCTGACCAAGTGTAGTGCCAGTAATAAAAGCGTCAACTGTGCTTTGATTACCCACAAACATGTAATTTAAACTGTTGTAGGCATTAATAATCATGCCTCGAGGAATGCCGCCCGGGTCGCGAAACATCTGCCGATAGCCGCCCATCTTCTTAGGCACGCCGCGCTGAAACCGAGTCCAAACACCGTCGGTAAACTCTCGCGACTCAAACGTAGTTCCGTCGCGTTTAATGCCAGGCTTTACACCCAGCGTGTAAATCAGCGCAAGGTTTTGGTCAGCCATTTTTAAAACGTGCCGCCGGGAATTAAGCCTGCATTAAATGTTGCGGTGGTTGAGACTTGGGGCGACCCTGGGTTTGTGTTGTTAAAGCGCATCATGTCAGCGCCGTTGGTTGCGACACGCATGTCGTTCGTGCCAGCCAAATACAAGCCGGTGTCGGTGTTGCTGGTAAACGTGAAGGACGGAGCAGACACGGAGCCGTTATCGGCGTAGTAAACGCCGGTCGTGGATTGTGTCAGGATGTACAGGTCCACCCCATCGCTTAACAGGATGGCCGTGACGCCGTTTGCAAAGGACACCGGAGCTCCGAGGCCACCATCAATTTGGAAAGTGATTGAATACCCGCTTTGTCCTGTGGCGTTATTGACCACATAAATCTGCGTAATGGCCGGCAGAGTAACGGCTAGGTTTTGAGTTCGCGTTCCCGATGTCGCAACATAAGTCTGAATGGTCGGCGCAAAAGTAATAAGACTTAATGTGTTTCCAACAATATTATCTACGTCGTAAACGGCGGAACTGTACGTAACAACAGACTGACTTGATAAACCTATTGTAAAAAAGTGCCCTGTGTTTTTATTAAGGCAAACAAGCGCAGAATCGCCGGGATAAAAAGTAACTGTTGAAGTGCCGTTAATTGTGTTGGCACCTTGAGATGACACTGATAATGATCCAGTGCCTCCGTTGCGGATCATTATGTACCAGCCTGTGCTTACAGATGCCGCGGTTGGGAGGGTAAACACACCGGCGCCGCCAGTCCAAACATAAGAATAAGCACGAGTAGCTTCATTGAGTGTGGGGGCTACGGCCGTTTCAATAGTTATTGTGGAGGTTTGCAATAACCCGTTTAGGTTAATTAGCCCGTTGCCGACTAACGACGCAGCATCGGCAGACGACGTGCCCGTTCCGTAAGTAAAGTTACGATAAACGCCATCGGTTGTTGAATTGTTGGTTAGATAAAAATACCGAGCTTCGCCGGCCGGGATTGATACGGACGGTGAACCGGATTGCACTTGTACCGTAAAAGTGTTGCTACCAACGTTTCTAAACAGGATGTCTGTACCGACAGACTGCTGATTTCCTGGGGGCAGCGTGATGGTTAATCCGCCCGTAGTGGCGTTGCAATCCATGATCCGGGCCACTGCCACGGTCGTTCCGCCGGAGACCGTGTAGTCGGGCCAAGATAGCTCTTGGTTGGTGCCAAATGTTAGGGCACGGTAACTGACGTCTGTAGGCTGTACTACGTCGCCTGTGAATGGTGAAGTGTATGTAGTCATTACGGCTCCAACACGTTAGTGTTGCGGTCGATGTTACGGGAGGCATTTTCTGCCTTGAGCGCGGTCATAGTGGCATCATACATTTGTTTCCAAAGTTGCAACTTGTCCGGACTCTTAAGGTAAGTCTGAGCTTGCAACAGCGTACCAAACAAAAGTGCCTGCGGCGCTTCGCGTGTTATTAAATTTTCTTGGTTTGTCGAATCCAGTGGCTGGATTCTGCTGTAGTAAATAATCTCAACCGTGTAGGCCGCGTCCGGAACCGGGGCAAGCATCCAGTGGTTGTAATCATAGTCTGCGTAGTATTTAGGTTGCCCTTGTGCGGATTCTCCTTGATACTGCGCCACGTACTCTTGGGAGCGATGCAATACCGGCTCGCCAGCAATCTTCATCGAAACAGTCTTTCTCCAGCGTGCCGGTTTAACTAGCACCGAACCTGGATTACCAGACGTTGTGGTTGTAGTAACTACACTTAGTTCCCACAGTGTTTTTACTTGAGCCGCAATCTCTTGCTCGGCCATAGCAATCAGACGCGGGATTTGCTCTACAAAAGAGTCATCATCCCGCTCTGAATACCTGATCACGTCTTGGACCAGGCTGTCGTAAGTCATCACATAAGCTGACATAATTTACCTGGTGTAGTAATGGATGCTAGGTTGATAGTAGATAGGCGACTTATCGCGCTCTTCGTCTGCCGCCATTTGATACCATTGATCGGCTTGCTTCTCCAGGTACGCAACTCGATTCATGTCCACGTTTGGTAACTGCAACGCAACTTGGTGTGAGAGCTGTTTTTGGACTGCGCCAATCCAGCGGTTGGGAATGTACAACTCATTTGTGAGTGTACCAACATCTTGCAGCTGCTTCTCAATGATTAATTGAAAGAGCTGGAAATCATTATTAGGAATCGGCCACAGATACATCTGCGGCGTGATCTGGCGGTCAAACCAAAACTGCAGCGAGCGCTGACTTTGAAACTGTTTGTTTGGGAGATTCCAATAATCGTCACGGTTTAGCCGCGACAGAGGAATGTCTTGTTGGGTGTAAGAAAAAGATAGCTGGCGCAACGAGAATGTTGACGCCACGGTTTCACGCAGCCGGTAGAAGTTTCTCAGCGGCGTCGGATCGATTGGGAAGTAATACCACGCACGATCTGCCAACGTGATGGTTGGCAGTGTCTCCCGCACCGTCCAGGTAATGCCGTCTTCGCTTGTCTCAAATACAAAATTATACGTCGAAGCGCCGTAAGCATTAAACCCAATCTGATAAATCCGCTGGCCCTGGGTGTACCCAGCGCCAAAAAAGTTAGCCCCGATTGTAGATGTGGCAAACGTATCTAGCGAATTATCAAACAGATTACCCGCGTTGGGGTTACTCACCGGCAGCGCTTGGGAGATAGCCGGCGTGTCAATATAACGCCAGTTAGCCTCGCGCACATCAATGGTGCCCTCTGGCAGCGTGATGATGGTCTGGTCTTTTACAGTCCCAATCAGTTTATTTTCCAGCATCCACAGGTTGACCCCGCGGTTGGAAAGATTTTGGAGAATGTAAAAGAGCGCCTGTTTGCCGGCGTCAATATACTGAGAAGTTTGCTCTTCGGCAGGCTTGCCCGCCTCTCGAAAAGCATACTCAATCAGTTGACCAACGTTTATTTTGGTCTGGTTGGTCGTGCCCGAGTAGGCCATGGATTATCTCCCGCGGCCGGCTGCTCGCTTAGGGGCCTGGGATTTGACGCGCTCGGGAAGGTTCTTTTTGGCGGGGCCTGCTTTTACAAACTCTTTGCCAACTTTTTTGGGAATGCCAATATTGCTTTTACCCGCCGCTGCGGCGTACATAGCGCGCTGCTGTGCCTTTGATTCGATAGGCATTATATCCTCCCTCCCATTGCTCGACCAACCGCTGTAAGGCCTCGCATTAGGTCTTCTTCAGCACCCATAGGATAAGCGTTGCCCATGCCGCCTGTGGCAGTAGCCGCACCCATACCACCTTGCGAAGCTTCAACCGCCCTAGCGGCGTCTGAAAGCAGGTTGCTCATGTCGTCTTCTCTACCAGCACGCATCGTCCCGACAGAACTGCCTTCTGCGTACCCAATAGGCTCCTTGGATTTTTTGGCTGCTGCGGACGGAGCCGACGCCTTAGCAGCCTTTGTCTTTTTTACTTCAGCAACCTTTTTGCGATCTTCTTTGTCCATCTTCATGCTGATCGCGCCGCCGTCTTTCATGGGGTTGCACAAGCCACCGGTTTTGTATTTATTAACCACGCCGCCGGTCTTTTTGACGCGCCGGCCAGTCTTAAGCTTAAGCTCCGTTTTGCCCTCGCCTTTGTGCTTGGCGCCCTCGTGCTGGCCGACAGCCTTTTTGATCATCGACTTATCTTTGGCGATGTCCTTGGCCTCTTCCTTTTCCTCAGAGTGTTTTTTACGGGAGACATAGCCGCCTTCTTTATAACAGCTGATGTCAGACTTCATTTTGACATTTGGTTTAAATCCTTCCACGGCAGTGCTCCTTTTAAAAGTTGTGGATTCTCTTACTACTTATGCAAAAAACGGGGCCAAAATAGCCTAGCTTAGGTATAGAGCTTTCTCGTCTTTGCGGCGTTTTACCAGGCCCGGCAGCTCCTTGCCGCCTGCCTTAGTCCACGCCATGAAAGACTCGGCTGCCTCATCAAACTCTCCGCGGTTGTGCTTCATGCGGATGGTTGACCTCTGCAGGTTACCTAGACCAGCGTTGAAAGCGAATGAAACGAGTGCACCAAAGCGACCAGGAGTAAGGCCATTAGGACATAATCTGAGTACCCCTGTTTCAAACCTTGCCAGATCTTGAGCAAGAATCTGGTTAACCTCGTCCATGCTGAGGGTTCGGTCCCAGCCGTCGGGGATGGGTAGATTTTTTCTATCCTCAAGCTTTACTCCAATGTGCCGCGGGTCAATTACATGGCCTACCGCAGTGGTCCAAAGTAGCGCCGGGCAGCGGTAAGGGCGTGTTCGCACGCCCTCGTGATGTTTTATCATCTCGATAACGCGCTGCTCTACTTTCATTTCTTAAACGACTGAGTGCCAAACCAAAATGCGATTACGGATGAGAATATGATGGCGCTGTCCTCGTCCCATAGCACCTCCATGGCCATCTCAAACGGCACTCCCGTCTTCCATGCATAGAAGAACCCAAAAATGTTTACAAAGAGCAGCATCGAGAACATGCCGTAGGTAATTATTGGCCGCACGGAAGCTCTCAAATTTATCACCCATTGCGATGCGCCCTTGCCAATCTCAATGTCGTGCTTGTAGAGCGCCTCTCGCTCCTGCACCGCGGTCTGCATCGCCACCTGATCTGTGCGGATCTCCTCGATGCGGGCCTGGGCTACATACCCCGCAGCCAACATCTTTAACTCGCGCTCAGTTTGCATCTGGGCAAGCTCGAGCTCATGCTTCTTATCTGAGCGGTCCTGGAAGAAGTCTAAGATCTTGGGCAGACCGCCCATCAGAAAAGATATGAGGGTAGAAAGTAGCGTGATCATTTAGCGTCTCCCATGCTGACGGTGTCGTCACCCTTACGTACGGTCACCTTACCGTCCTCAACGTCCACACGCATTGGCGGCTCTTTCTGATCGAGTCTGGCGATTAGGTTTTGTATTACCTGAAACTCAGGCTTCTCTTCCTTATCCTTGGTGCCGGTAATGCCACCGATCATGGAGATCAGCGCCATGATGACGCCAGAGGCCATGCCCACGATTGGAGTCAGCGCCTCGGAAGATAGCTGCATGGCCGAGTAGATTACCATGCCAACCATCAGCACAATGGCCGGGATGCCTATGACCCCGATAACCTTACTTGCCAGTTCCTTTGCAGTCTTTTCCATTACCAGACCTTTGTTATTTTTAGGATTGCGTAAATAATTAGAGCGCTTAGGCCGAGAATAAGCCACTCGTTTCTTGTGGCCCGCCTGTCTGAGTCGTACTCTTTTTGCAGCTCTTTTCTATCTTTTCTTATTCGATCTTCTAGCGCTTGGACTTCTTGGATGGCGCGCTTTCCAAACTCTTTTTCTATCTGCTTAAAGGCCTGCTCTTTTTGTCGCCTGATGTCAAAAAGGATTCGGTACTCGTTAATTGCGTCGATGTACATCATGTCGCCGCGTCGTTGTACCTCTTGCTGTCGGCGGCGCCAGGCGACGCGAGCGCGTGCTTCTTCATCAAGGAAGGTGTTAACCTCCTTGGCGGTCTCCTTTATCTCTCGGCCGGCGGCTATTGCCTCCTTGATCCCACCCAAGGCCGATTTGACAACCTGCGACGGATCGCCGGGGTCCGGTAGTTGTGGCAAGGTGAAGCTCCATTGTTGTTATTATTTGTCTACTTTGTCATCCAGGCGGTCAAAGATCCTGGTGAGCATGGCCTTAATCTCGTCTATGTCACGCTTGTAGTCGTCCTTTGTGACGTACAGGAGAGGCATCTCGGCAATCCGGTCCTCGATGCGGATGATGGATTTGGAGAGGCTGTTGACCACCCAGCCGCCAAAGAATCCCGCCAGGCCCACCGCGATGTTGATAATTGATTGGGTTTCCATTATGGTTTCGAGTACTTAGCCTTTACTGCCAGACATGCGTCAATATACTCCCACCCTTTTTAAATACGCCCTTGCCTTTGAGGACATCGGCTTGAGTTACCTTGCCGTCGCCGGTCAGATCGGGGAAGTCTTTAGCCATGATTTACTCCTATGGTTTCGGGTACTTGGCTTTAACGGCCAAGCAAGCATCTATGTACGCCTGAACCTGTGCCTGATCGCCCTTAACAATGCCATCAAGGTAATCTTTGAAGTTGGGGTATTCGGCAGCGCGCTGGGCTTTATATCCGTTAGCGGCCTGCTCTGCGGCCCATGCAGCCTCTTCAGCGTCTCGGACGGCTTCTTCTTCTGGTGTAAATGGAATTTTTACACCGTCAACCATGTGATGTCGTGCCATGATTTATTCCTTAACTGTTTGCTACGCCGTAAAGACGAAATGTGCCAGATGTAATGTTTCCTGAACTCATCAAAAACCTAACTGCATCTACATCTGCTGCGGATAATCTTCTACCCAAACCTTGATCAACTACGAAAATTTGACCAGAATCATCTACACCATTTCCGCTGTAACCCACTGAAAAATAAGTTGCATCCGATGGTTTCCACAAATAAATCCAACCATTAAACCCTAATTCATTTGATGCGTTTCCAAGTGAATAAGAAATTCTTATGAACGAATCTGTTGAGCCTGTGTTTCCAGAAGCATAACTACCACTTGATAAAATTCCAATACTTTGAATATAGTCATAATCTGATGCACCTGCATCATAAGATGATCCATTATTAGTTGATGTTCTCATACGCAAAACTGCACCATCAGTAGCAGGCAATGCTTTTACTATTTGAATAGCATAAACATCGTAAGTTGAACTAATTCCAGTAAAGTTAATCGTTGCGCTATTTGATGCAGTTTGTGTTGAAATATAAACAAGCGCACCCGATGCTGGCGTAGCAAAACTTAGCGTCCCAGAGCCGTTAGTCTGAAGCACCTGACCGCTTGTGCCGTCTACGCTAGGCAAGGTGAAGGTGACATTTGACGCAATACTATTTGCCGCTTTCAGCGCGACGTAGTTGCTGCCGTTGTCTGTGTCCTCTGGCAGGCGAAGTTCTGCGCCTGCGGTAGAGTTGCCTGTTACCGTGAGCGGGGAGGCGATGCCTCCGGAAATACTCACGCCGCTCGAGGAGACGGTCAGTTTGGTAGATCCGTCAGCCTGCAGTTCTAACTGGCCGGAGGCGTCCCCGGTCGAGATCAGGCCACCAGATCCGGTAGACGTTGCGTTAATAGTTGATGCCATAATTTACTCCACTAAAATCCAATAAGTTGTTGGTTACAACGGTTTTGCAATACCAGAATTTATTAAATTTAACCCATTTGGAATTTGATCTGGCATTAGTATTTCTGACTCTTTGCTTTCTGCGTTACGCAAAGCATGTACACAGTAAGCAACGGTATTGTCTTCAAGAGCTTCAATAAAGTGCCTTTTTCCGGCTTGGGTTAAAAATATATGAGGGGCTTTAAAAATTGTTTCATTTCCATCAACATTTACCTTTACGGAACCATTAGCTAATAAAGTTAAATGATCAAAATTGTGAATATGACCTTCGTTTTTATCTCCGGTTTTTGCAAAATACATTTGCCGAATCCATAAGTTTGCTGCAACCGTCATTTTTGTGTCCGGATAAGCCATTACCATTTACCTTTTGGACATTTTGCTACTTGAAATTGAATTTTTGTTTTTATTGGGCAACCACAAGCTCTACATTGCATGACTTTAACAATTGGCATCAGTCTTAATTGATCACATTCCATACAAGTTTTTAACCTTGTTGCTTGTAAATCTTTAACACTAATAATTTGTAAATTCATAATTTATAAATTAGCAATTGGAATTTCTATTGGGTTATTTTGAATAATTCCAAATTCTACTAATACATCTCCAATTTGTTTTTTAAATTGAATTTGTTCCCACATTTCAGAATTTGCTATTACTTCTGGATCAAGTTCTTGAAGTAGTGATTCAGAATTTATTAAAGATTTTCTTGTTGTTGTGTATTCGGTTCCAACAAGAGGCGAAATGTATGACAGGTCGGCATCTGGAGAGATTTGTGCCGCAATAGCCTCTACGGGAGAAGCAAATTGCTTGATGATATTTTCTAATTCTATTTGGTCTTTTGGTAATGGGTTAGTTAATTTTATTTGCGCCCAAGACCCATCATCAAAAGTGACATCTACAATTTTTAATTGATCATCAAACTTTGTAATTATATATTTCAATTCATTCATGCTAATCCTCCGGCTACTGTGCCATTATTGTTTAAAGTTACGCTATTAGATCCTTTAACTAAATATCTGCCAGCGGTTCCAAATGTAGATCCAGAAGATCCAGCTACTCCACTTCCAGCATTTCCGTTTGCTCCGGTTGACCCAGTTGCTCCGGCGGTTCCCGAATTTCCAAATGTCCCGCCATTTCCACCTGTTCCACCTGTTCCACCTGTTCCTGCGTTTGTTCCTCCAGCGGCTCCAGCAGACCCACTCAATCCGTTAGATTGAGATTGGCTGTATCCTTGTCCGGCTCCACCGTTGCCCGCAGCGCCGCCTGCTCCTCCGGATGTGGTAGTTAAGTTGTAGCACCAACCACTAGCGCAGGCGACACCACTTTTTTGTGGAAGGCAATGTCCTGTCTCGCAAAACGAAAATCCGCCGTTATTACAACCTGCATTGCAGGTTGGCCCATCTGCGCCCGGGTTTCCGTAAGTTTTAGTTTGGCCTTGTCCTCCGGTTCCACCTGCTCCGCCCTTACCGCCACCGCCACCCCCGCCGCGAATGTTTGCGCCAGAATTGTTGTTGATTACAACAGTTTGGTTTGCATAATTAGCGTTAATTGCATCGCCGCCATTACCACCAACTCCACTTGTTCCAGCAGCCCCACCAAAACCATCAATGTTTCCGCTATTGTTAATAGTGATTGTTGATCCAGTTGGAAATTGACCAACTGTAAGGGCTGTGCTACTTCCAGTTCCACCAACTGTTACGCCAGAGTTGATGTTTAAAATTACATTTTTTGCTTCTGTTGGCGATCCAGCAGCCGTGAACAAATTGTAATTTGTTGTTGTCGCTGAAAGCGTCAATGTAATTGTTGGAAGCCCATAAGAACCTCCAACAAATGCACTAATAATTCCTGTCACGAAACATTCCCCGTAATTACACAAACCGTACCGCTGATAAACAAGATATTAGCCACACCGCGAGTTGCTAAAGTTACCGTTGCTTTGTCCGCATCTGTTCCACCAATATAAGCGGTTGTAATCGTGCAGGTGATCGTAATGTTGCCTGTAGTGTTGTTAAAAATAACAATTGCATCACCTTCAGAAAAGGTAGCGTCAGGAATCGTAATCGACCCGCCGGTTCCGACCTGAACATACTTACCCACGTCCCCGGTTGCCAGGGTGTAGGAGCCGGTCTGAGTACCCACTGCTGGGACATTCAGAAAACCCAGCGTCGAGGTCGTGGTCGGCATCGTGACGGTCACGTTAGACGCAACCGATGCAGGCGCGGTCAGCTCGATGTAGTTGGTGCCGTTGTCGGTGTCCTCAAACAGCCGAACCCGGCCCTGTGTTGTAGAGGTTCCCTCTACTGAGACTAAACCGTTGCCGTCAATAATTGTGGACATAATTTACTCCGGTTTCGTGGGCCACGTTACGTTGTGGGGAAAGCCTGCCTGCGCCGGTACATCACGCAGGGCTTGGCAATAATCTTTCCATGCCTGGCTGGGTGTCATGTCGCTACGGAAGCGCCAGTCTGTATTAGCAAGCAAACGGTTTCGCTCGGTGCGGACATTGTCTGCAGCCTCGGCATCTTTGAGAGCTTTATAGGCGGCTTCTTGTTGAGCTGCCGTAGCCTCTTGATTGTCCGTAAAGACT